TGTACCTCACAGGAAAGCCAACTGTGACCTTTTTCCAGTCTGTATACAAGCGCCATACCAATTTTGCCATGGAAGCAATTCCCCAGACTTTGGCTGGTATCCCCACCCCTGGCGGTCTTGTGTCCGTGACTCTTTCCCGGAACGGTGATCTGGTTGGTGACATGTGGGTTCAACTTCAACCAACTCCAACAACAAATGCTCAGCTCACCTCAAACAACGTAGTTGCTGACATGTGCTGGGTCGCCGAACGTGCCTTCAGCTCTGTGGAACTTTTCATCGGTGGTCAGTCTATCGATAAGCACTACCAGCTGTGGTTCCGTCTGTACGCCGAGTGCTTCCTTTCCGAGTCTAAAAAGTTCAACTATGGCAAGTTGACATCTCTCCCAGTGCCAAATAACGTCAATCAAACATCCACCGGGTACGTGTACCTGCCTCTGCTCTTCTTCTTCAACCGTTTCCCCGGTCTGTACCTGCCACTGACAGCTCTGCAGTACCACGAGGTTCGCATCGATTTCATCATTGCTCCAAATTATGCAAACTATTTTGGCACAAATCCTCCTCTCGTCATGGCCAACTACATGTACCTGGAAAAGGATGAGCGTGATAAGTTTGCCACCAAGAACCACGAGTACCTGATTGAGCAAGTCCAGCACGTGAACGGCGACCCTGTCGGTAGCTCTTCTGAGAATACCCCAAGCGTCATTCGCATCCAGTACAACCACCCAGTAAAGGAGCTCATTTGGGTGTACCAGAACGGCGCCCCATATTCCAACCCCAACTCCATGTGGAACTTTTCATCGAATGTCGCAAACGTGAATATGACTATTGATACAAACAAGTTGTGTCAGTCTGGTGCTCTGTTCCAGCCACACAACACAGGAAGCCCTATTTTGTATGTTCCATCTACTCTGTCTTCTAACTTGTACGTGTCTCTTCCAAGTGGTGTGACACAGGGTTCTAACCTGTCTGTTCAGTCGAACGTTTTGACCGGAAACGTCTTCTGGGTCGAGGCTGGTTTGCCACAGTACGGAACTGCCAACGTGTCTTACGGACAGGAAGTTGGTCCTCTCCACAAGTTCAAGTTGATTCTGAACGGAACTGACCGTGCTTCTGAACAGTTCGGCAAGTACTTTAACCAGTACCAGCCATACAAGTACCATACCGGACACCCTTACCCAGGTATTTACATGTACTCGTTTGCCCTCAATCCGGAGGACCTACAGCCAAGCGGTGTGTGCAACTTTAGCCGTATCGATATGGCCCAAGTGGCTGTCAGTTTGAAGACGGGTATGCCTGCAGGTCTGGTTCAACAGATGTTTGCAGTCAACTATAACATTTTGAGAATTGCATCGGGTATGGGCGGTCTCGCATTTGCCAACTAAATTTTTTTCTTGGGAGATAGTACAAAATGGCTGGTGGTTTAATGCAACTCGTTGCTTACGGTGCTCAGGATGTGTATCTGACTGGTCAGCCTAAGGTGACCTTTTTCCAGGCTGTGTACAAGCGTCACACCAACTTCGCTATGGAGAACATTCAGCAGACTGTGAACGGTACTCCATCCAACAGCGGCCGTGTGTCCGTGACCATTGCCCGCAACGGTGACCTGGTCGGCAACATGTACGTCCGTCTGCAGCCAACTCAACTGGCTGTGTCCAACTTGACCTCCACTGGCAGCAGCATTGACATGTGCTGGGTGGCTGAGCGTGCCATTGCCGCCGTTGAGTTGACCATCGGTGGCCAGCGCATTGACAAGCACTACCAGACCTGGTTCCGTCTGTACGCCGAGTGCTTCCTGGGCGAGAGCGACAAGATTGCTTACGGCAAGATGTCATCTAGCGTTGCCCCCACCGCTGATGCCACCAACGTGAACAGCGTGTACCTGCCTCTGCTGTTCTTCTTCAACCGCAACCCCGGCCTGTACCTGCCCCTGATTGCCCTGCAGTACCACGAGGTGCGCCTGGACTTTGACCTGACTGCCTACTTCACCAACTACTTCGGCTCCTCCGCCCAGGTGTTCGAGGTGTGGGCCAACTACGTGTACCTGGACACTGAGGAGCGCCGCCGCTTCGCCCAGAAGGGCCACGAGTACCTGATTGAGCAGGTGCAGCACACCGGTGGTGACAGCATCACTGCCACCGGCAACCCCGGTGCCCAGACTGTCCGTCTGTCCTTCAACCACCCAGTGAAGGAGCTGATCTGGTGCTACCAGAACACCGTGTCCACAGCATACAACTCCCTGTGGAACTTTACATCCGGTCTGTCCAGCAACGTCAACGTCACTTGCGCACCAAGCCCCATCTTCGCGCCAGGTGCTCTGCCCCACGACCTGGGCTGCCCCCGCGTGTACTCCAACGCCCTGGCTCTGCAGGGCCTGGTGACCGCCGGCCTGACCTCCAACGTTGGCTGGATGGAGGAGTCCACCACCAACGTGGCATCTGCTTCCCAGATTGGCGTGGAGGTTGGCCCTCTGTACAACTTCAAGCTCGTGCTCAACGGCCAGGACCGCTTCAAGGAGCAGACCGGCAAGTACTTCAACCAGTACCAGCCCTACCTGTACCACACCGGCACCCCCTACCCCGGCATCTACGTGTACTCCTTCGCCCTGCAGCCAGAGGAGCACCAGCCAACCGGCACTTGCAACTTCTCTCGCATTGATAACGCCCAGGTGGCTCTCAACATGAAGAGCGGCTATGCCACTCCTCTGCAGAAGATGTTCGCAGTCAACTACAACATCCTGCGCATCCAGTCTGGCATGGGCGGCCTTGCATTCTCCAACTAGACGGACCAAGTACGTAGTACTTGTGACGGAAGCATATTAAAATTAAAAAACG